AGATGAAGAAAAAACTATTGCATATCCAGGTTCGTTGATACAACAGAATCATGGAGAAGCTTTGATTCATGGAATATTAGAATGGGATCTTAATGATATGTCATCCAAATTTATAGAAATACAAAATTTATATGGATATTATACATTTGAAATTGAAGAAGGTAAAATACTCAATCCATCTGATAAAGTACCTCGTAAACCGAGATTGCGATTAAAGGTTAAAGATACAGCGACATCAGATTTAAAACGTATTGTTTCTGACATACGTAAAAAATATAAAGTTCAAGAAATTGCAATTCAAAAAATACATGCTTTGAATGCCAATACCAATCAAAAAGTATCAATCGGAAATGTACGTGATGTTGAATGGCAAAACAATGTTATATCAGATTATTTGAATTCAGAATTTGCTGTTTCAGATAAAATGTTAGATGTCGTACGTCATATAAATCGTACTGTACATTCAAAAATAACAGATATGCAATTAACTAGAAATGTTGCATGGGTGCCAAAATATTTTGAATTTTCAAATATGTTTAGTTATGGAGAAGACAACACAATTGATTTTGCAAATGTTATTGGTATTAATGGATTATTTGCTCCTAATGCAAGCGGTAAATCAACATTGTTAGATGCATTAGCATTTTGTTGTTATGATAGATGTAGTAGGACTACAAAAGCAGTACATGTTTTAAATAATAAGAAATCTAATTTTCATTGTAAATTTGAATTTGAAATAGACGGCAAAACATATTTTATTGAACGACATGGTAAAAAACAAAGTAATGGTCATGTGAAAGTAAATGTAGATTTCTGGACATTTGATAGTAACGGTGATAAGTTATTATTGAATGGTGATCAAAGAGATTCTACAAATAAAGTTATAAGAAAATATATTGGTTCATATGATGATTTCATATTAACGGCATTGTCATTACAAAACAATAATACTGGATTTATTGATATGTCTCAACGTGAACGAAAAGAACTGTTAACACAGTTTTTAGATATTGATGTATTCGAAAAACAATATCAAATCGCAGCATCGGATATACGAGATACTGCGGCGTTGATACGAGAATATAAACGTAAAGATCATAGTTCAATAATAGCAGAAGCCGAAAAAACAATTGATCAATTAACACCTCCATACAAACGTATGTTAAAAGAAAAGGCAGAACATGATAAAATGTTTAATGATCTTAATGATATCATAGTAAATTTAACAGCAGAGTTAATAACAATTTCTGATGATGTATTAACTATCGATGAGGCACAGAATAAAATTGATAAGTTAAAAGAATCACGTAAAGAATATGACGAGTTTTTACAAAGTAAAAGAAACTTGATACAGACATATAAAAATGATATATTAGAATATACAGAAAAAGCATCAGTATTTGATAGGACAGTATTAGAAGCAGAAAAAGCAGAAATGGATAGCCGACGTATTTCAATTAAAGATATTTTAAATAATAAAATACCCATACTCGAAGCAGAAATAAAAGCGGCTCAAAAATTAGAATCAAAACTGGCAGATCATAGCTGGGATCCGGATTGCGAACATTGTATGGCAAATCCATGGTTACATGAAGCACAAAAAGCATCTGATGACTTACCTAAGCTAAACAACCAATTGTTAAAATTAAAAAAACAAGAACAGGATCATCATCATGCAATATTACATTCGGAGGCTCATAATCAATTAGTAGATTTAAACGAAATAGAATCTACTATCAAAGGCATGGCTCGCAATATGGAAGATGAGGAGCAGAAATTGAAATCATATCATAGTAAAACTCAATTACATGATACATGGATGCGTAATGCAGTATCTAAACTAAACGAGGCAGTTCAGCATAAAAATGACATTGAATTTAATAAATCAAAACGAATTGAAATTAAAGATGTAATATCAGAACGAGAAGATATCTCTGATACAATAACAGATTTAGAAGATAATTTACAAACGATACATGATAGGATTAATTTGGCAGAAATTTCTAAAACAGAGGCAAATAATGCAATTGAGCGATTAGCTGAATTAGAAATGCAATATAAAGGTTATGAATATTATTTGAAATCTATAAAAAGAGATGGAGTACCTTATCAACTGATTGCAAAAACGATACCACAGATAGAGGCTGAGATAAATAATATTTTGACTCAAATTGTTGATTTCACAGTTATATTACAAACAGATGGTAAAAATATTAACGGTTATATTGTATATGATGATAATAATTATTGGCCATTAGAATTGACATCCGGTATGGAGAAATTTATAGCATCATTAGCAATAAGAGCTTCATTAATTAATATTACATCATTACCACGTCCAAACTTTTTAGCAATAGATGAAGGATTTGGAGTATTGGATTCTGAAAATCTTAATAACATGTATCTGTTATTTGATTATTTGAAATCACAATTTGGTTTTGTATTATGTATATCTCATATTGATGCAATGCGTGATATTGTAGATAAATTGATAGAAATCAAAAAAGTTAATGGATATTCCAAAATAGATTTTTCATGATATTTATAATAAAGGAAATTCAATGGCAATACGTAAAACAGCCTTTCTTAAAAATTTACCTGAAGAATTTGATTATCTAACTATAGATAATCAACCATTTTCAGATGGGTTTTTTAATGTAGTAGATTTTCCTAATAAATTAAAAGCTGGTAAAAATTTATTTAAAATTCGTACGAATACAAACGTATTTGTAGATAACAGTCAAATACATGTCGAGGCACTGGACTTTAATGGCGATCCTATTTATGTAGAGCCATTAAATTATATTGAAAAAGATGGAACTCGAGTAATTGCCGTTTACATATATCCAGATACATCACCAGGATTGGCTCGTATATATTTAGCCGGCCGTTTAGAATTTTATAATGGCGAACGAATACCATTTAGCCGAGATTTTAATTCTAATCTACATGCAGATATTCCTAATGTTCTATGGCAAAGATCTGTTCCAGTCGCACCTTCAGCACCTAATGATACAGAAATAATATTTGTCGAACAACCATCATTAACTATAACAGAAGTTATACAACCTTATTTACAACCTATAAATCTTTTCAATGTTTTCACTGAACAAACATCAAGTTTAGCCGGTGCAACATTAGTAATAGATCCTATCGTAACAACAATTGGTAACTCACAGGCTGTGCCAGCATCAAGTCAACAAGGCGGTAACACATCTACAACACCAAATTTTGCAACTCCGTTTTTTGATTTTTCTGGTAATCAAGAACAATTAAATGGCACCGGCGGAAGTGAAATGGTGAATCCGCCAATTAATTCATTAAACGGTAGTTCTTTATTAACAACAACAAATTTTCCATTGAAGTCTCATATGAATGGAGGTATACTAGAAATACGAGATCCATTCATATCCGTACCTGGTGATACTGCAACTATTACATATGAAGGCGTGGATTCTGTTATTCCAGAAAGCGAAATAGCATCTGGGTTAACACTTGGAACAGTACCATTTCCATTTAGTGGCGGAAATGTTAGTACTCGATTATCTGGTTCATTAAAATTTGCGATAACAGATGTTTTAAGCAGTACTCAAGCCAGAATTGCTCAATACGGTGGTTTTGCAAACGCCGCTGATAATACATTCGGACCATTTGCAATACGTACAGCTCAAGGTGTTCAATTAGGTGGAATAGGTTCTTTGCCTGTAAATTCAGGTGTTACTGATATTAATAAAATTGATTCAGCTACTAATTTCACCGCTTCATTTATATCACCGACTGCAACAACATTTACAGAAAATTCATCTTCATTTGCTGACATTATAATTGCAAATACAGAACCAGAAACAGGGGATGTGTATCGTTTGAAAACATTATATAAGCCAAGTGGTTTCTTTGGAGATTTTATAGATTTAGGAGATACTATATTAGAACGTCAAAATATTTTAGTTGATACGGCGTCGTTAGAAACAAGTATAACTGTAGGTTCTGCATATGAAAGATTTGGTAATTTTGAAAGTTTGCAGGAAATTCAAAAATATTGGGAAACAGGATCGTTTGATGGTACAACTATAAATTATACCGGCGGACCGAATGTTAATAGAATAGCATTGGCTTACAACGAAGATATTTTAATAGGTGGTGGAGAATTAACAATGGAATGGGCAGCCGGTTCTGGAAAAG